GAGCCGGTGACGGCCCGCGCCCCCGGCTTCTGGGACGACGGGCGGGCATGCGGCTGCGCCTCCAGCCCCCAGGTCTGGGCGCTGGCGCTGCGCCACACGCCGACCTGCCTGGGCTGTGCCAGGGCGAGGCGGGGGCTTGCGCTGTCGGCGGGGGCCGCGTGTTAGGCCGCCTGACGGGCAGCCTGGGGGCTGACGATCCTGACCGTTTCGCCGTCCGGGAACTCGATGCCTTCGGCGTTGTAGGCCATGACCAGCTTGCGCATGGTTTCGACCTGCAAGCCCCGCCCCTTCTCGAACCGGGTGATGGTGTTGACGCCGAGGCCCGCCTTCCGGCGCATTTCCTCCGTGCCCAAGCCGAGCGCCGCGCGGGCCATGCGGGACTGGGCCGGGCTGATCATCATCGTCATTTCAGGTCGCTCCTTTACTGGTTGCTTCTGGTTCGGCACGGCTTCCCCAAGCAGACGCGCCGCCTGCCGGACTGCGGCAATGGCCCGGCTCGCCCGAACGCGGAACCACTCGCCGCTAACCCTCTGCTGGCTCAACTTCTGATGAACGGCGGTTTCAACAAGCCGAGCGTCGATAACAATAAAAGGTGCTTTATACACCAGATCAAGGGGGAAGGGACACCCCGTCTGAAGGAGCTTTATCCGAAGCTCTGGATTTCGGGTAAATCCGACCTTTACCAGACCGCGCCCAGCGGCCTGGATCACATAGACGTACTGCATGGCACGTTACCCCGCGACTTCGGCGGGAACGGCCTTTCCACGTGCGCTCAACGCTTCCAGCAGAAGATCGCGCGCCAGCGAGCTAACCGACCGGCGACGCTCTTCATGCAGGACATCCTCAAGCAGCCGGATTTCCTCGGCCGTGAGCATGACGTTGATTTTCTGATCCTTCTTCATGGCTACGGATATAGGCGCGGTTACGAACATCGTCAATTCCCCCTTGAAAGTTACGAACTTCGTAAGTATATACTATCTTACGAACATCGTAACAAGGGACGCCACATCATGAAAGCCAATCTTTCCACCAACCCGCTCCGCCAGTCCGCAGCCGACGCCTACCGTCGCGCCCGCAACTGCCGCCTGCATGCCAAGCAGTATCCGCACTGCGCCGAGCGCGAGCTGAAATCCGCCCGCTACTGGGTCGAGAGCGCCGCGTTCTGGCGCGCCGAGGCCGAGCGTGACGCCGTTCCCGTCAGCCTGCCCCCGGTTCGCCAGTGGGCGGTGTCGGTCTCCTGGCAGGACGAGCTTGAAATGCTGTTCCAGACCGCCCCGGCGGAGGTGGAATGACCATGGCCAAGCTCATTCTCGACACCGACAAGGCGCTGTTCGAGGCGCTCGGCCTGATGAAGCAGGCCGAGCTTCTGATGGCCGCCGTCCTCGACCAGGACCCCGACAGCTATGAGCTGTCCGACGCCGCCAACCTGACCAGCGACGCGATCTGCCAGCTTCATGGCGAGATCCGCAACCGCGAAGACGCCCAACGAGGTGCCGCATGACCGCAGCCACAGTCACCACCCTTCCCGCCCGCCCCGAAGTCCAGCCCCGTCAGGTGTCTTCCTGGCGGGGCGTCCAGCCCACCACGATGGACGAGAGCCTGCGCATGGCGAAGGCCATCGCCGCCAGCGGCTTCGCGCCGAAATCCTACTACCAGGGCGATCAGGACCCGACCGCCGCCGTCTTCGCCGCGATCCAGCTCGGCGCGGAGGTTGGCCTGTCGCCCATGTCGGCGGTTCAGAACATCGCGCTCATAAACGGGCGTCCGGGTTTGTTCGGCCCCGCCATGCTGGCGGTGGTCCGCAAGTCGGGCCTGCTGGCCGACATCGACGAGGGCGTGCGCGGCGAGGGGGAGGGGCGGGAAGGCTACTGCACCGTCACCCGCCAGGGCGAACGGCCCCGGACCTACATCTTCACCTGGGCGCAGGCGAAGAAGGCCAACCTGACCGGCAAGGCCGGGCCGTGGACGCAGTACCCCGACCGCATGCTGCTGGCCCGCGCCCGCACGTTTGCGTTGAAAGATGTGTTCCCTGATGTATTGCTCGGCCTGAGCCAGAGCGTCGAGGAATTGCAGGACTTCACGGGCGAGACCCTGGAGAACCTGCCCCGCCCCCCGGCCCCCGAGCTGGCCCCCAAGGTCCAGCAGATCGAGGTGCTGATGCCGGGCATGGACCCCGAGTATTTCCCGCAGACCAAGCAGGGTTTGGCCGATCTGGTCCGGTTCCTGGCCGACACGGTGCTGGACGGCGGCGCGGGCGTGGTCCTGCTGAACCCCGACCTGCTGGACCGGCTCGCCAAGGCCGGGTACGCCGAGGCCGTGGCGGAGATCCGCGAGGTTGCCGACAAGGTTCTTCGCGGCGAACCGATTGAACATGACATCAACACGGCGGATGCCGATGAGAACGAGGGGGCCGAGTGATGGACGGCCCCCTGCCTATGCCGCCCCGTATCACGCTCCGCGACTATCAGGAAATCGCCGTCCAGGCCATCCGCGAAGCCTTCGGGGGGTTTCGCCGGGTCCTGTTCGTGCTGCCGACCGGCGGCGGGAAAACCATCGTCTTCAGCCACATCGCCGATGCCGCTTGCGCCAAGGGCAAGCGGGTGGTGATCGTGGCGCACCGCCGCAGGATCGTGAACCAGATCAGCGCAGCCCTGCGCCGGATGGACGTTGCGCATGGTCTGATCGTGCCGGGGGCGGGGCTCACCTCCGATCCCGTCCAGGTCGGGATGATCCAGACCATCGCGCGCCGGATCGAGAAGCTGACCGAGCCAGACCTGCTGGTGATCGACGAGGCCCACCATGGCGTCGCGGGCACCTGGGAACGGGTGTCGTCGGCCTGGAAGCGCTGCCGCCAGTTGGGGGTGAGCGCCACGCCCGAGCGGCTGGACGGCAAGGGCCTGCGCCCGGCCTTCGATGAGATGGTGCTCGGCCCCTACCCGCGCGATCTGATCGAGCGCGGGGCCTTGAGCGACTACGAATACCTCGCCCCGCCCAACCAGCTCGACCTGTCCGGCGTCAAGACGCGCGGCGGCGACTACGCGCTGGACCAGTTGGCCGAGGTGCTGGCCGACAGCCCGATCACAGGGGATGCGGTGGAGCACTACGCCTTGCACCTGAACGGCAAGCCCGCCGTGGTCTTCTGCGTCAACGTCATGCACGCCCAGTTGGTGGCCGAACGGTTCCGCGACGCGGGCTGGAAGGCCGCCAGCGTGGACGGCACCATGTCGGCCGAGGTTCAGGAAGACCTGATAACCAGCCTGGGCGACGGGCGACTGAACGTGCTGACCTCCTGCGAGCTGATTTCCGAGGGCGTGGACGTGCCCAACGTCGCGGGCTGCATCCTGCTCCGCCCGACCAAATCGCTGGCCCTGTGGCTTCAGCAGGTCGGCCGGGCGCTGCGCCCCAATGAGGACGGCAGCCACAGCATCATTCTGGATCATGTCGGCTCCGTCCACCGCTTCGGCATGCCGTGCTTCCCGCGCGACTGGAGCCTGGACGGCCGGAAGAAGCGCAAGCCCGCCTCTGACGTGACCACCTGCAAGCTGTGCTTCAAGGTGCTGCCGGTGGCGGTGGTGCGCGGCCCCGGCTTCGAGTGCGGCGGCATCGATGACGAGGTTTGCCCCTTCCTGGAAGAGAGGGAAAGCGTGGCGCGCGCGCTCCCCGAGGAAGTCGAGGGCGAGCTTCAGAAGGTGGTGGGCATCGCGCCGCCTGGGCAGACCCGGCCGGACTGGGCGGGCGGCCTGTGCCTGGAGACGGCGACCGGAAAGAACTGGTTCGATCTGCTCGACCTCGCTGGGACCGATCCCGACCGGCTGGAAGAAATCCGCATGGCGCGGAAGTACCGCCACGGCTGGGTCGGGCAGATGATCCGAACCCGGCACGCTAATGAAGTAGCGGCGCAGGATATCATCGACATGGGCCGAGAGGCCGATGGGGGGCCGCCGCTGTACCATTGGCGGATCGATCAGGCTACCGACGCCGTGCTGTGGCTTGTCGTTCGAATGCTGGCCCCGGTCATGCACGACCGATCCGCCCTCCCCAACACTCCCGAAAAGGTCAGAGACCGCATCACCCTCCACAGTGTCCGCACAGCCCTCGCGGTGCGCAAGCGCAAGGCCGCCTAACCCATGTCCAACCCGGAAACCGAGATCATGCGTCAAATTCTGGTAGCCGTGTCCGCCCTGCCGGGGGCGCTGTTCTGGCGGCAGCAGTGCGGTGTTTTTCGCTCGCTCAATGGCCGGGAAACGGTGCGCGTCGGCATTCCGGGAATGGCCGACCTGGGCGGCATGTACCGGGGGCGCAGCATCCAGATCGAGGTCAAGACCCCCATCGGGAGGCTTTCCAAAGACCAGAAAAGGTGGAAAACTGCGGTTGAGCGTGCCGGTGGGATTTTCGTTGTTGCGAGAAACCCCACCGACGCTCTTTCCGTGTTGGCGGACCTTCTAGACGCCACATCTTGTGGTCCGCCGACCCATCCCAACGAACAACCCGCTAGCGAGACGCTGGCCGGGAACGGGGAGGCCATGTCTTGAATATAGACCTTCAAGCCAAATTTGACGAGATAAACCGTCGCGCCCAGGCCGAATACCCTGGATTACTGCTGGAGTGGTTCCCGGCCGGAAAGCGCCGGGGCCATCGCTTCGTTGTCGGGGACCTGGGCGGGGATCGGGCGGGCCAAAGCGTCAGCGTCAACATTTCGACTGGGGCCTGGAAAGAGTTTTCAGGCGGGCCGGGCGGCTACGACGCCATCGGCCTCTTCGCCCACGCCAAGTGCTGCGGTGATCGCATGTTGGCGTTCAGGGTGTTGGGCAAGAGGTTCGGGCTGCTGGACGGCGGCCATGAGGCCCCGCGCAAGCCCAACCCAGCCAAGCCGGTCCTGACTGTCATCAAAGGCGATGACTGGCAATCCATCGTTCCGCCGCCGCCTGACGCGGGCGAGCCGGACATGGGCTATTGCTCCTATCGCCATGTCTACAAGGGGAAAGACGGCAAGGTTCTGCGCTACGTCGCCCGGATCGAGAAGCCGGACGGTTCCAAGATCTTCGTGCCGTGGACATACGGCGTCCTGAACGGCGTCAAGGGCTGGCACAAGAAACACCCTGAAAAGCCGATGAGCCTGTACGGCCTGGATAGGCTGGGCAGGCATAAGGGCGGGAAGGGCGACAAGGCCGTGATCCTCCAGGAAGGAGAGCGGAAAGCCGACCTGTTGCAGCATCTGCTGCCCAGCTATACCTGCCTGGGCTGGAGCGGTGGCGGGCATCGCGCCAGGGATCATGACTACCATCAGGTAGCCGACTATGCCGTGACCGTGTGCGGCGACGCCGTGGACGGCGTCGAGGCCGCAATGGCGGCGGCCGACGAGATCCATAAGCTGAATGGCATGGTGCGCGTTTTCGATCCGACCGGATTGGGTTTCCCCAAGGGCTGGGACTTGGCGAACGCCATCAGCGGCGAGATGTGGAAGAAGGGAGAGCTGGTCTGGAAGTCTGAGAGCGGACCTTGGACGGCGGACCAGATCGAAGCCTTTATTCACAACAACGCTCGCATGTACGACCCCGGTTCGGCCAAGGAAGAGAAGAAGGCGAAAGTCGAGGACCTGGACGGCTTCGCCCGCAACGAAGACGGCATCGCCCTGGCGTTTGCCGAGCGGTTCCGGGATGACCTTCGGTACTGCCACACCACGGGCGCGTGGTTCGTCTGGACCGGATCGAGATGGCAAAAAGAGGAAACCAAGCTGGCCTTCTGCTGGGCGCGGGATGTGTGCCGGGAGCTGAACACAGAAAGCGAGAATTTCATCGCCAAGGCGGCCACGGCCGGGGCTGTCGAGAAGTTCGCCCAAACTGACCGGGCGTTCGCGGTCACGGGGGCTATCTGGGACCGGGACAGCTTTCTGCTGGGAACGCCGGGCGGCACGGTGGACCTGACAACCGGCCTGATCAGGGCCGGGAGGCAGGAAGACTTCATGACCAAGCAGACAGCCGTGGCCCCGGCCGACCCGCTGCACGGCGACGGCTGCCCGCTCTGGCTGGCCTTCCTGGAGCAGGCCACCAAGGGCGACGCCGAGCTGATCCGCTTCATGCAGCAGATCGCGGGCTACGCCCTGACCGGCGATACCCGCGAGCACGCCCTGTTCTTCATCTACGGCCCCGGCGGCAACGGCAAGGGCGTGTTCCTGAACACGATCACGAAGATAATCGGGGACTACGCCACAACCGCCGCAATGGATACCTTCACGGCATCGCAGTCGGACAAGCACCCGACCGACCTTGCCATGCTGAAGGGTGCGCGCTTGGTCACCGCCAGCGAGACGGAGGAAGGGCGCGCCTGGGCCGAGAGCCGGATCAAGCAGATGACCGGCGGCGATCCGATTACGGCCCGGTTCATGCGGCAGGACTTCTTCACGTTCATGCCGGCCTTCAAGCTGCTGATCGTCGGCAACCACAAGCCGATCCTGCGCAACGTCGATGAGGCTGCGCGCCGCCGCTTCAACATCATTCCCTTTATCCACAAGCCAGCAAAGCCGGATAAGCAGCTTGAGGAAAAGCTGAAAGCGGAGTGGCCCGCCATCCTGCGCTGGATGATCGACGGCTGCCTGGATTGGCAGACGAACGGGCTGGTGCGGCCCGGTTCGGTTGCACGGGCGACGGACGATTACTTCAATTCGCAGGACATGTTCGGCCAGTGGCTTGAAGAGTGCTGCGAGCTTCACCCCGGCAATGATCGGCGGTCGGAGACGGCGGCCGACCTGTTCGCATCCTGGGAAGCGTTCCTGGAGAGCCACGGCGAGAAGCCCGAGAGCAGCAAGTCGTTCGGCGACAAGCTGTCCCAGCGCGACGTGGGGTCGATGCAGAAACGCCACCCCCTGAGCGGCAAGAATTGCAAGTGGCGGACGGGTATCAGCCTGATCCGGCCGCCGCTGAACGGCGGGCAGGATGAGTAACCGATGCCCCTTGTAACCGGTGTAGCTGATGTAACCGGCATTTCCGGTTTGCGCTCATACGTGCGCATGCGCGCGCGTAGAGTGGAACAGGAAAAATCGGTTACTTCAGTTACACCGGTTACACAAGTTTCACATGAAACAAAAACGGAGGGACCAGACGATGCCCTGGAAGCTGGATCACATAGGCGAGCGCGGTTATCACCGGCACGATCCGGAGAAAATTCAGGAGATGGACCCCGATACGGTGACGGCGTTCGGCGTCGAGCTGAACAGCCGCACCGGCCAAGTTCGGGAAATGGTCGCCATGCTGGCGGCGGTTGACGATCTGCACAGCGCCGACCGCGATACCCTGGCGCTGATCCAATCCATTTTCTGGGACAGCAAGAACTGCTGCATGACCGTGACCATGCGGCCGGGCTTGCCGTGGGGCTGGCTCTACGACGACGCCAAGGAACTGGGGCACAGGCTGCAAGCGCACGGCTGCCCGTGGAACATCATGATCGAGGCCGGGCAGAGGTCTTATGAAATCCAAGGGATCGAAGAGGATATCGAGGAATGAAGAAACCCCGCCGACCCAACGAGCGCGAGGCCCTGGCCGCGCTCTACGGCGTCTACCAGCGCCACGGCCATGAAGGCTTCAAGATCAACCGGGGGCCTGACAGACCGGCGCTGATCGTCGCCTTGGAGAAGGGCTGGCTGTTCGGCTACAACGATCACGTCCGGATCACGTCCACCGGCCTGGAAGCGCTCGCCCCTTACCTGGAGGAGGTGTCGGCATGATGCGCAAGAAAATGTCCGAGGTCGGAGACGACGAGATGCACGCCGACCTGCTGGAGGTCCGCCGCCTGCTGGAGGCCGAAATAAAATTACTGCTGGAAAATTACCCGGCCGAGCTGATCCAGTACGTCACGATCACGGCGGCGATCAAACAGGGCATGGACCTGGGCCAGTCGCCCGGCGACTTCTGCAAAACGGTGGCGCGCATCGTCGGCCTGTACTGCGGCTACAAGCCCGGAGGAAGCTCGTCCGTGTCGGTGATCGAGTTTCCGGGGGGTGAGTAGCCAGGACGCCCTCAAACGCGCCCCATACGCTCCTGGCGGCTCCCTGGAGGGCAAGCCCGTGGCGAAGAGCTTCCCGGAGTTCGTCCAACGGCAACTGCACGGCCCCCTGGTGGTCGAGGCCAGGGCCGTCACCAGCTCGGGCCACGTCATCGAGAGCGGCCTGCGCGCCCAACCGGCCGTCGAGCGCTACAAGCGGCGCGGCCAGCTCACCCTGCGGCAGGTCCGCGCCGCCGAACTGCTCTACCGGGCCTGGGCGCTCGGCGTCGAGGGGGCCAGGACCGGCGACGCCGCCTCGTCGGCCTGGACACCGGGCGGCATGGGCGACGCCCAGGTCCAGGCGGTGCGCGCCTACGAGACGGCCCGGATCAACGTCGGGCCGCGCCTGTGGCCGCTGGTCTTCCATGTCTGCTGCCTCGACTGGACCGCCGACCGCTTCGCCCGCGAGCGCGGCGGCCGCAACCCGACCTCGACCCTGGAGGTACTCAGATACGGTCTGGACAGTCTCGCGGACAGCTTCGGCATCCCGGAATGAGCGAGGAGCTGAAGGCCCGCACCAAGCGCCTGCGCCAGCGCCTGCGCCGCACGAGAGCCGACCTGAACCGCGCCCGCGCGGGCACCGAGACCGGCGGCGTTTTTCGCCATAAGAAAAGCGGCCAGCTCTTCCGGGTCGTCCACGACGATGCCCTGATGCGCGGCACCGCCGAGCCGCTCGTGGTCTACCGCTCGATCCTGGGCGGCAGGCCCTGGGTCGCGCCGCGATCCGAGTTCCTGGAGAACTGGGAGGCGGAACCGGAGTAGCCCGAAGGCTAGCAAGGGGCTTGACCAGCCCAAGGTTGTAGTGTACCGATGGCCCATCGTGGATACTTGTCCTTGATGTAGACTGCGGCTTCCTCCTTTTGCCCGAGCAGACAGACAACTCAACCCGCCCCGGACCTGGGAGCGGGTTTTTTCATGGGACAGCATGACGCCCCTCGCCATCGAATACCTGCCCCTGGAAGCCCTGACCCCCTACGCTGACAACGCCCGCACCCACAGTCACGCCCAGGTCGCGCAGATCGCGGCCAGCATCGAAGCCTTCGGCTGGACCAACCCGATCCTGGTCGATGAGCTGGGCGGCATCATCGCGGGCCACGGCCGGGTCATGGCGGCGGCCACGCTGCAAATCGACAAGGTGCCGTGCATCCGCTTCCGCCACCTGACCAAGGCCCAGAAGCGCGCCCTCATCCTCGCCGACAACAAGCTGGCGCTCGACGCCGGGTGGGACCTCGATAAGCTCGCAGCCGAGCTGGCCGAGCTGGAAGCATCCTCCTTCGACCTCGGCCTGACCGGCTTCACGGAACTGGAGACCGCCAGCCTGATCGGCGAGACCGACGCCTTTGAGGCCCAGAGCTTCGAGGACCCGGCCGAAGCCTGGGAGGGCATGCCGGAATACACCCACGAGGACCAGCGCCCGGTGCGCCAGCTCATCGTCAATTTCGCCAGCGACGAGGACCGCCAAACCTTCGCCCGGCTGATCGGCCAGAAGCTGACCGACAAGACCAAATCGGTCTGGTACCCCGAAGCCGTCAAGGTGTCGGTCGCCGACAAGCGCTATGCGTCCACGGGGCCGGTGGACGCGAGAGAGGCGGTCGAGTGACCCCGCGCTATCCGGTCTACATCATTTCCAAGGGCCGGGCCGACACCCGCCTGACCGCCAAGGCCCTTGAGCGGATCGGCGTCCCCTATCGCATCGTGATCGAGCCGCAGGAGTTCGACGCCTACGCGGCATTCATCGACCCCGCCCAGATCATCGTCCTGCCCTTCTCCAACCTCGGCCAGGGCAGCATCCCGGCGCGCAACTTCGTCTGGGAGCACGCACAAGCGGAAGGCCATGCCCGGCACTGGATCATGGACGACAACATTCAGACCTTCTACCGCTTCAACCAGAACCTGAAAGTGCCCGTCGCCGATGGCGCGATCCTGCGCGCGGCGGAGGACTTCACCGACCGCTACGCCAACGTGCCGATGAGCGGGCTGAACTACGATTATTTCGTCAAGCGCAAGTTCGGCAGCCGGGTAGCGCCGTTCTACCTGAACACCCGCGTCTATTCCTGCATCCTGCTGTCCAACAGCATCCCGCACCGCTGGCGCGGCCGCTACAACGAAGACACCGACCTGTCGTTGCGCATCCTGAAAGACGGCTACTGCACCATCCTGTTCAACGCCTTCCTGGCGGCCAAGGTGACAACCATGGTCATGAAGGGCGGCAACACGGATGACCTCTACAAGCAAAATGACCGCTTCGACGGGCGGCTGGAGATGGCCAAAAGCCTGCAGCGCCAGCACCCCGACGTGACGCGCGTATCGCGCAAGTGGGGCCGCTGGCAGCATCACGTCGATTACCGCCCGTTCAAGGCCAACAGGCTGATCCTGCGCAAGGAGGCCAAGCCTGAGAGCGGCCTCAACGACTACGGCATGGTCCTGAAACAACACCAACCCGCTGAGATTTCCGCGTGAAAACCGACGAGGACGGAATGCCCGTCTACTATCCGCCTGAAGACGCCAAGAACCAGGGCGGCAGACCGCCCCACGTCCCGACCGACCAGCAGCGCGCCACCGTCAAGGCCATGTCCGCCTACGGCGTGCCGCAGCACGACATCGCGCGCGTGATCGGCATTCATGACGAGAGCCTGCGCAAGCACTACCGCGACGAGCTCGACCTCGGCGTGATCGAGGCCAACGCCAAGATCGCGGAAACTTTGTTCCGCCAAGCCACCAAGGAAGGCAACACGACAGCCGCCATCTGGTGGACCAAGAGCCGCATGGGCTGGAAGGAAAAGACCGAGGTGGCCCACACCGGGCCTGACGGCAGCAAGCTGGTGGTCGCGTGGGAAGCATCCAAAGAATAACCATCCCCTACGCTCCGCGCCCGCAGTTCATGCCGCTGCATGACCGCACCGAGCGCTGGGCGGTGATGGTGGCGCACCGCCGCGCCGGGAAGACCGTCGCCACGATCAACGACCTGATCCGCGCCGCCCTGCTGTGCGACAAGCCGGATGGCCGGTTCGCCTACTGCGCGCCGCTCTACGCCCAGGCGAAGGACGTAGCCTGGGCCTACCTGAAACGCTTCACCGCCCCCATTCCGGGGGCCGCCGTCCATGAGAGCGAATTGCGCGTGGACCTGCCCAACGGCGCGCGGGTCCGCTTGTACGGCCTGGACAACTACGAGCGCCTGCGCGGCAACTATTTCGACGGCATTTGCCTGGATGAGTGGGGCGACGCCGACCCGCGCGCCTGGGCCGAGGTGATCCGCCCGGCGCTCAGTGACCGCAAGGGCTGGGCGGTCTTCCTCGGCACGCCCAAGGGCATGAACCACTTCCATAAAATGTGGCTCGACGCCCAGGACGACCCGGCATGGTTCAAGCTGCGCCTGCGCGCCAGCGAGACCGGCATCGTGGACCCGGAAGAGCTGGCCGACGCGCGCCGCATGATGACGCCCGACCAGTACGACCAGGAATATGAAACCTCGTTCGAGGCCAATGTCGTCGGCTCCTACTACGGCGCGCTGCTGACGCAGGCGCAGGAGGACGGCCGCATAACCCGCGTGCCCTATGAGCCGATCAAGCAGGTTGAGACATGGTGGGACCTCGGGGTGGGCGATAGCACGGCGATCTGGTTCGTCCAGCGCGTCAACAGTGAAATCCGGGTGATCGATTTCCTGGAGGCGAGCGGCGAAGGGTTGCCGTTCTACGCCAAGGCGTTGCAGTCGAAGCCCTACATCTACAGCCGCCACGTGGCACCCCATGACATCGCGGTTCGCGAGCTGGGATCGGGGCGCGCCCGCATCGACACCGCCGCCGACCTCGGCATTAAGTTCGAGATCGCGCCCAACCTGTCCATCGACGACGGCATTCATGCCGTCCGCATGATGCTGCCGCGCTGCTGGTTCGATGCCGAGAAGTGCCGCCCCGGCCTGGACGCGCTGCGCCAGTACCGCAAGGATTGGGACGAGCGCCTGAAGGTGTTCCGCTCCAAGCCGCTTCATAACTGGGCGTCCCACCCGTCCGACGCCTTCCGCATGGGCGCTGTCGCGCTCGACAAGGCGGGCGGCGACTGGAGCAAACCCCTGAAAGTTGACACCGGATGGATCGTCTAGATGCCCTATGACCCCCGGCCCCTGGACGACGACGACCTGCGCTCGATCTGCGCCCGCGAGATCGAGGCCGCCAAATCCCACATGGCGACGCTGGCCGATGCTAGGCGCGAAAACCTCGACTACTACCTGGGCAAGAACCTGTTCCCGTCGAAGCCGGGCCAGTCCAGCGTCATTGATCGCTCGGTGCTGGAAACCGTCGAATGGCTGATGCCGCAGCTTCTCAAGGTGTTCGCCAGCAGCGACGAGGTGGTCAAGTTCGAGCCCCACGGCCCCGAGGACGTGGCCATGGCGGAGCAGGCCACTGAATTTGTCAACTTCATCTGGACAAAGCAGAATGATGGGTTCCTGAATATATCGACATGGTTCAAGGATGCCCTGATCGCCCGCCTGGGCGTGCTCAAGATCTGGTGGCATGACCAGCCCAAGAGACGCGCCGCCTCCCTGGAAGGGCTGACGGTCGGGCAGGTTCAGCTTCTGCTGAACGAACCGGGCGTTGACATCAGCAGCGCCGAGCCGGTTGATGGCGGCATGGGGCCGGACGGGCAGGTACAAGAGCTGTACAATGTCCACCTGACCTATTCGGAGCCGGACGGCAAGGTGTGCATCGAGCCGGTGCCGCCCGAGGAATACATTTTTTTAGCCACCTGCAAGACGGCCGCCGATCCCGGCCAGGGCCACACCCGCGCGGTCAGCCAGTCCGACCTGATAGCCCAGGGCTACGACCCGGCTATCGTGGACGATCTGCCGACAGCCGACGACGACGACGACAACGCGGAGCGCAGCCATCGCTTCGACCCGGCCACCCTGGAGACGATCAACCGCGACAGCCGCGACCGGGCGTCCAGGTCGGTTGAGGTGACGGAGTGGTTCACGAAACTGGACCGCGACGGCGACGGCATCACCGAATTCCTCAAAGTCACCCTGGCCGGGACCAACCACAGCGTCCTGCTGGACGTTGAGGAGATCGACCAGCCGCCGTTCGCCTTGTTGAGCCCCATTTTGATGCCGCACAGGCTCGACGGCTTGTCGGTGGCCGATTTGATCAAGGATTTGCAGGAGATAAAAACCGCCATTACTCGGCAGGCCCTGAATAGTTTGTACCTCGCGAACAAACCCAGGACCTGGGCGGTGGACGGTCAAGTAAATCTCCAGGAATTACTTAACTCGGAGGCGGGCGGCGTTGTCCGCGTCAAGGCCCCCGGCATGCTGGGCGAACTAAACACCACATTTGTTGCCGGTCAAGCCTTCCCCATGCTGGAGTACATCGACCGGACATTGGAAAGCCGCAGCGGCATTTCGAAGATCAGCCAGGGCATCGACGCCGACGTTCTGAACGGCGGGGCGCAGCAGACCGCAACCGGCGTCGCGGCGCTCCAGTCCGCGGCGCAGCAGCGCGTCGAGCTGATCGCCCGCGTTTTCGCGGAAACCGGCCTGAAGCACGCCTTCAAGTTGATCCTCAGGCTGGTCACCAAATACCAGCAATCCGCCCGCGTCATCCGGCTGCGCAACCAGTTCGTTGAGATGGACCCGCGCCAGTGGGACGGCGAATACGACGTGTCCGTTGAGGTTGGCTTAGGGACCGGCAACAAGGCTGAGCAGATGGCGATCCTGGCCCAGATCCAGGCGACGCAAGAGGGCATCATTCAGAACGGCGGCTACGGCGGGCTTGTGACCCCCCAGGAATACTACAACACGCTCGGCAAGCTCGTTCAGATCGCCGGGCTGAAGGATGTTGACCGCTACTTCCGAGACCCCAGCCAGCAGCCGCCTGACCAGCAGCAGCAGCCGCCGCAGCCCGACCCCAATATCATGATGATCCAGGTTCAGGCGCAGGTCGAGCAGGGCAAGCTGGCGCTGGCAGCCGAGAAGATGAAGCGCGAGGACGATCTGGCGCGCGACAAGCTGGACGCCGACATTGCGCTGCGCGCCCGCGAGCTGGAAATGAAATACGGCGCGCAGGTCGATATGGCCGGTATCCGCGCCCAGGTGGACCGCGACCGCGAGGCGATGAAGCAGCAGACGCAACTTACCCAGGCCCAGATGCAGCCCCAGGGATCCGCCTGATGGGCTTGCTGGATGACGAGTATCGCGGGACCTGGGAGCGCCAGCCCGCCAATGACCCGGTTCACCCCTGGGTCGGGCTGCTGGGCCGTAGATCCGCCCAACCGCCCGCCTTGCCCGAGGGCGCGCCCTACCCCGACGCCTTCGCCTATCCGCAGCCGATCCCACCCGGATCGCCCGATGACAGGGCGTACAATCCGACCCTGCAATGGCAAGACAGCATCCCCGGCATCAGGGAGGCGAGAGATGCTGAAAAGGCCCAGCTCGACGCCTGGGCGCGGCGCAACGCCGATGCCCGTTTCACCCGGCCCAAGACGGCGGCCGAGGTGGGCATCCCCGACCAGGAGCCCGACTTCCAGCAGAAACTCGACGGCATGTCGATGAGCGAGAAGCTGAAGATGCTGCTCGACTATCTGATGGGCAACCGCTGATGAGCCTGCTCGACAACAAGCCCCCGCCTAGCCCTGGGCTATTCGACCAGCTCGGCGAATACCTGCGCCGCTCGGGCCGCAATCTGGCGACCGGGGCGGGCGAGGCCGCCGATTGGCTGGCCCAGGGGGCCAAAGCCGGGGCC